CAATATTGAAATCGGAAAGCATCGTTTCAAATTCACGCATTACATTACCCTCACCTGCGTATACGTCATCAAATTTTCTGGATGGTTGAACACAATCGATGTAATCTAAAAGTAATATATCTGGTCTAAAACCTTCAGATATTTTCTTCTCAATATATTTCCTAATAGTTTTAATGGTTGTACCGTCACTTGGGAACCTTTTAAGTTTAAGACTACCATTAGATTTTTCCTCCATCTCTTTTACTTTAGCTATTACTTCCTCTCTATAGATTCCAAGGGTATTTAATTCATAGCCAGTCCAACACGAGTAGTGTTTTCTTTTAATAACTTTTGGTTGGTCTTCAAAGAAGATTTGAAGAACGTTATAACCCTCATTAAACGCACTATTAGCAATTTTAGTGGCTAATGTAGTTTTGCCAATCCCGAACGGAGCGACAACAACACCCAATTCGGTCTTAGACAACCCACCATTCATAACCTCATCCAATTTAGCTATACCAGTTGGGATTGGGTTACGGTAATCGTCAGCCAATACCTCATCTATACCGTCAAATAACGTAGTATCATCATCTTTGGCGTAACCAACATCTAAAGCTGTTCTTACAAATTCACCAGCCGAATCAAAGTTCTCAGCTTTACCAGTATCAATAAGTTTCTGTATCTTTTTAACTGCTTTACTTAACTCTTGTTGTTTACAGAATTTAATAGCTTCTTCATGAATTAGTTTAGGTGTTTTTACCGTTATATTTCTAATTGTTTCTAATCGCTCTAAAGTGAAATTACGTAAAATACTTTCATCAATCTGTTTAAGCTTAAATTCCAGTGTTGGATAATCAGGTATTGAACCATAATTATCTTTTATATTTTTAACGGCAACCATTATATTTCTTAGGTCGGCAGTTTGGAAATAATTAGGGTCAATTGCATCAATTACACTTTCACCAAATTTAGTGTCTACAATTATTTGGTTTAACAACCTATTTTGGTAGTCGACACCAAGAAAACCAAAATCATTTTTTTCATTTTTACTCATATTAAAACTTTAAATTGTTGCTTTTATAAATACCTAAAAGTGGTACACTAATTAACTTAATTTTCCGTTTTTTTTATGAGTTACTCATGTGCATTCTGATTGTTCTGATTATATCTGGTATAATTTCTTTTATGTTGATTTCATAACGAACTTTAGGTGGGAAAAAGTTTCCACTGAAAGCACTTTCACCTATTAATCTTTCCTCATTTCTTCTAGAATCGAAGAAAGTTACTTTGAACCCTATAATGTCTTCATTTTCAAAAACATTACGTCTATCAATCATTTCTTCGGTTTGTTTATAGTGTGGATTATATGTTCTCCAAAGAAAATCAATACTGTTTTCTTTAAGGAATGAAGGTATAATACCCATACTACCAAAACGGTCATTATTCATACCAGTTAATTCATCCATCATTGGTTTAACTTCTTTGAAGTTATCAAAGTTAATGTCTCTAACTGAAAAAAATCTTTTACAAAGAATGTTCCCGTTAATTGTTAGAGTGAATTCAAAATTCTGATGTGGTTTTCTCTCGTAATTGTGATTTGACATTTTTTTTAATTTTTAATTTTTGTTATAATCTCTATCTATTAATTTTTTAAATGGTAGGAAATAATCGGACATATAATATTCTTTAATTAAATCGTCCAGACTATCACGTTTAACCATTTTATATACATTCATAATGCTTCTATCATCACTCAAAGGTGTTTCAATGACATCATAGAAATGTTTTATCGCCTTTTCGGTCATTTTCGGTTTTTTCAAGTTAACTAATTCATCGTTTATTTCATATAGTTTTGAACCTTGAATACCATCAGTAACCGAATTTAAGATATTATCCAAAGCTTTAAGTGGCTTTTTTTTATTTAAGGTTCGGTCTTCTTGAATTTTTTGCGCATCAATTAATATTTCTTCTAATTTTACTTCTCTTTCTGTTATCTGAGGAAAATGTTTAATAAGTGTATTTTCTTTTACACCCTTTATACCCTTTATACTATCTGAGTTATCTCCAGTAATCGTTTTAATTAATGCAATGTTGGTATAGTGATGTGAAAAATATTCATTATAGTTACTTTTCGTTAGATATACTTTCTTATCACAAAGATATATTTTTATATTGTCATTTACAAGTTGACAAATATCTCTGTCACTAGTACAGATAGTAATATCTTCGTTATCAGCTTTGTTATTACAATAGAAAGCTATATAGTCATCAGCCTCAACAACATCATCTTCTATTTGACGTATTGATAAATGGTATAGATATTCCTTGACCATATACTGTTGTAGCTTTTCATCCATGTCATCTGGTTTAGTACCAGTTTCATAGTTTTTGCCACGGTCAGACTTATAGTCTTTATATATTGTATATCTTAGTTTACCACTGAATTCACCATCCCAGAAGACGTATACTCTATGATATACGTCTTCGGATAGTAGTTTCTTTAGAATAGTTATGAATTGATATAGACCACCGATATGTTGACCCTCTTTATTATAGGCATCATGACTTCCATGGTAACCTCTTTTGAATAATGCATTACCATCAATCAAAAGTGTGTTTATTCTATCAATACGTTTACCTTTTTTGGGAGGTAATTTAGGCATTTACATTATTTAAATGGTTAAACATTCAATTACTAATTCGATACAGACTTAATTAAATCTTCGTCTGAAAAATTTTGTTCCTCTTTAACAATGTCAAAATCATCATAAGGAACATTCAATCTATTTAAGATAAAATCACGATGTTCTTTCTTATAATCATTGATTTTATCAGGGTTCCAATAACCATGTGGTGTTGAAGCTAATTTACCTTGTTCTTCAATACCATTAACTTGGTTCTTTTCACATCTAACTTTGGTTTCAATACCAAATTGGTACGTTTCACCACCAGATGTGGCTTTTAATTTTGATGTTGAATGTGATAATATCCCACCAAAATGCACAATCACTCTAGGTGAATAGAAAAACGCTTCACCACCCTTGTGTTTAACAACTTTATTTTCGTTATCCAACCAGATTTTTTGAACAACAGCAAAGGTGTTTGTATAAGGTTTACCTTCTTTTTTTGAAGCTGGAATTCTATAGTTAATTAGCGATTTAAATGCCGATTCCATTGCACCAGCATTCCATTGGTTATTGTTATTTTTAGATGTCGCTGAACGGAAACCATTGATTGAACCAACAGAATCCCAAAGAAAACATAGATTTCTAGGTAAATCACCAGCTTCCTGTGCGTCTAATAAGTCATGCATTAATTTGGCAACATCTTCGATTACTGGTTCAAATCTTAAAGGTTTTGTACCTTCTTTACCTGAAGAATGGTCAAAATATTGATATCTTTTTAGTAAGTCTTCACCACTGATGAAAATAAAGTCACCCTCGTAGTCATATATTTCACCTGTTGATTCATCAACTAATTCTGTAAATTGTACCCCAATGTTTTTAGCATGTTCCCAATTCCAGTTACCTTCAGTTTCAATAATAACTGGTAAGTCACCAATTTTTTGTGCCCCAGCAACAGCTTCATAAATGGCTGTTGATTTACCAGTGTTACTATAACCTCTAAATGAGGTCAGATAACCTCTGGCCAAACCTGGCATTTTTAAAGCATCATAATAAGCTTGTGACATCGGTATCCAAGTCAATTCTTTTTCTTTAACAGTTACATCATAACCGTTACTTTTCTTAAAAGAATCTAAATCAAATTTTTTATTTGCTGTATTTGTTTCAGTTGTTTTTTTAGGTGCTTTTTTTGCCATTTTATTTTTATTTAATTTACAATGTTATTTTTTTTTTGGTAAAAAAATAAGTGGAAATATTTCCACTTATTTTTAATACCTAATTTAATGATTAGAATGGTAAATCATCTTCATCATCGTCAGCACCAACAGTTGCTGGTGTTGAAACAGCGGTGTCATCAGTTGTCAAGTTTGAACTTGATGAACCCATTGTCAATTCACTTTCCAAATCATCCGTAGATGTATCGGTTTGTGAATCATTATCATCAGACAATGTGTCTTTATCAACCCAACATTCCTTAACTTTATCCCAAGCTGGAACACCACCACGAACAACGATTTCCAAATAATCATAGGATTTAACGGAATATACATCTCGCCATGTTCTAGTATCTTCTAACCATGCTTTAGCTTTTGATTCATCTTCTGACAATGGACTCTTATCTAATTGGATAATTGATTGTACCACTGGTGAACCATTTGAATTTCTTGCGATGTTAATTTGTAGGTCACGACCTTCATTCTCATCAGCAATATCATGTTTAACAGCTTTATAGATACCGACAATCTTATCGAAAGTACCTGTTTTTTGCCAGTTATCGGCAAATCTCCAGAATTTCACACCCTCATTCTCTTTGTCCCTATCAATTACTTTTACAACGTAGAATTTACGTACATTGAATTTTTTTGCAAGCTCTTTACTCTCTTCAGTACCTTCTGCTCTCAAGGCGTTTCTTGTCTCACAGAAAGGACAATCTTTACCTTCTTCTTTATCAAGACATGGGAATGTCTTCCACTGACCATCAAGTTTATACTTGTGACCGTACATCTCAACAAATGGGGTTGCTTGACCTTCAGCAGCTGGAAGGATTCTAATTGTTTTAGTACCTTCAGTAACACCTTCAGGTAGATAAGTGCTGAAATAATTACTTACATCGTAAGTTTTTGCTTGGAAATTTGAATTACTACCAGCTTCCTTGTACTGGTTTAAAATTGCATCTAATGGATTACTCATGTTTTTAAAAATTTAATGTTAAAAATTATTATTATTTATTATGTTATATATGTAGTCGTATAACACACATTGCAAATGTACCACAAAATTGCTCTGGTGTCAACAGTTATGTTAAAAAAAATGTATTAATCTATGTCTTCCTCTTCAAAATCACCAAAACTATCTCTAATATCTGGTTCTGAAAAGTCATCAACATCGGCTTTGGTTAGAACATACTCTTTTGGTTTTTCTTCACCCATATCACTTTTTGATGAGCCAACAGTAGTTACTTTATCAGCATTATCTGACCAAAAATCACTCAACTTAATATTATATGGGAATGAATCCAATGAACGCATTTCAATTTTCTCAGTCGGTGTTGGATTACGTTTTTCTATTTCAGCACTAATAGTTTTCAATTCATTATCCAATGAATCGATTTTCTTACCCATTTGGGTCATTGAATTTACTTGACTGGCCAATTTGTTGAAATTATCTATTAATTCCGCCATTTTAGTGCTATTCTCTTCAGATGAAGCTTTAAGCTCATTTGATGTATTAACTAAATCAGTAACATCAACCTCAACTTCATCACCACCCATATCGTCCATAGGTTCTTCTTCACCAAAAGCACCTTCTTCACCACCCATATCATCCATAGGTTCTTCTTCATCACCCATGTCATCCATAGGTTCTTCCTGTGGTTTTTCGACATCATCTGCTGGTGGTAATTCAGCTTCTAAATCTTTAAGTTCATCATCAAGTTCAGATTCTTCATCTTCAGCTTCATTAACACCATAAAAAGAGTATTCTGAAATTTGCATGAATCGTTTTGACTCTTCCGTAATAAGTTTATCTATGTTAAGTTTTTTCATATCAAGTAAGTAATTGTCTTCCGTCTTGTGTTATTACTTTTTTATTCATAATCTCAACCAAACTCTTGTCATTCTTGATTATACAAACATCATCTTTACATTCGATGGTTGGTTTTTCTTGATTTTCATTTTGAGCTAAAAATTCATCAAGCTCAGTAAATAGTTTTTGTTTTTTATTTTCCATAACAATTAAATTTAATAGATGTTATAATAGTAAATATCTGAAAATGACTAAAAAACTCGTTTTATTTCATTAATAATGAGTTCATTTTCAAATGATGTTATGAACTTATTCTGATATTCGGACCAATCAATTTTAAATGAGCTGTGGTCAATATTACCTGTAATATCAGAATTAAGCGTCTCAATCAAACGATTGAGTCCATTTATTGTGTAAAGACAATCACCCTTTTTATGTACAATTAATGAGTTTGTAAAATCCTTACTTAGATTTAATTTCTCATTATTTGAAACTGAATATCTGAAGGTCATTATATAATGTTCTGGGTTGTCAACATTAAGGTATTTGAAAATGTGTTTTTGTTTAATATCAAATCTACCCTCCATAAAACCATAAAACCATTCAAGCTTGTCTATTTCAACAAATGTGGCTATGATTATTTGTTTATCACTCATCGTTAATTATAGAATATAGATATGGTATATATTTGTAATCATTTTCATACATACTCATATAGTCTTTATATTCTATAATTATCTCGTTACCATGCAGAAAGACGTCTGATAAATTTTTTATTTTGGATATTATTTTTTCTCGGTCATCACCAATGAATTCATAGAACATTATATTGATTCCCAATATGAATCCTTTAGTATAGATATATATCATATCCTTATGATGGAAGGTAATTATTTTATCGTCCTTTTTCTCTATCTTATCAAACATTTTCTGATGTTTATCTTCGGACATGAGTAATGGGTCGATAAAATAGTAATTTATATCTTTTACAATTTTACCATAACAATGTTGTGAAAACTCATAAGTGTCTAAGTCATGATAACTTCGGTGTTCATCTAAGGTGAATGTCCAATAAGTATCATCATTAATCTTTCGGTCCAAAATGCTAATCGTATCACCGAATAACTCTTTGATTTTATCATAACCAACTAATAATGCTGGTGAATGCGATTCTTTATCGTATTGTGAATACGATATAACCTCGAAATTATTTTCGGGTTCAATTTTTTCGTCAGATATTATATAACCTAATGTCATCTTGCAAATATACAAAAAAGTTTTTTAGTTATCAAACGGTATATTCAGTTATTTGACCAGCATCTAACGCTGCTATTGCTTGTGCTGTAAATGCGGAACCTTCAGTACCACCATCTTCACGATATGAAATATGGAAATGCGAACCAGTTGCAAATGCAGAAGGGTATCGATACTCATCCAAAAATTTAAATTGTGGGTTTTTGCCGACTACAAAGCCTTGAATTATTTTTTTAACATTATCGATTGCGATTTCATTCTGTGGTGAATATGTAACTGCTTTTTGCTGAGCTAATGGTTTAGGTTTTCTGTTAGGGTTATTTTGCTTTCTAATGGTTATATAATCACTTGGCGTTGGTATTTTTTGACCATTAACATAGATTACAAAATCTATTGCGTCACCTGTTTTGTGTCTGCTTTTTGCGCTATCTTTATGAGATGTATCATTTCCAGCTGTAACCTCAATTGTATATGTTGGGTATAGTTGTTTTATTTTCTTAAAGATAGCTGATGCATATTTTTCAATCTCAGAATTTATGTCCTTACCAGCACTAGTTATTTCCCTATTTTTTTCACGATAACCTAGAGATTTAAGTGTCGCTCTTAATTTGTCAGCGTTAGGTGTTTTTGATACGTTAATAGATGGTTTATAATCGTCAGTAATAGCATAATATGCTGCGTCAATTCTACCACACCAACCATTGACCCAATCGCGATATATTCTAAGATATTTTATATCATTATAAAGTGGTTTATTACCTAACATTCTTCCAGATAATGCACTTCCATCATTTAATTCAGTTAAATCATTGGTTATTATATTGTTATAACCAGTTTTGCCTTGTTGATGACTTAAATACGCATCTCTGGTATTCTGTAGTGATGTTGGGTTTGTATTCAAGTTGAAAAGCGCTAATTGTGCTGCCGCAATTATTGATATTAAATCATCAAAAAATGAATTTGTTCTACGATTATTATTTTTAGTGTTTGAAGTATAGTCATTAGGTATAACTAAGGATTTTTTGTTATAATCAACTGTTGAAAAGAATGTGTATTGATTCAAATCTTCTAACTTATTAAACAATAAATCAGCCGTTGATTTTGCCACTTGTTTCGCAGCCAAGTCCCCAAACTGCATTAAACCAACATAACCGAGTGGATTCATACCGTCACCGATACCACCCTTATTAGTACCAACGACACTTTCTAATACAGATAAGGTTTTAAGGACTTTAATATCAACCTTTGTTAATTTACTAGCGATGTCAAATATTTCATTATAAGTTAAACGTGTACCATTTTTAACTGTATTTGATTCTCTATCAAATAACGAGTTGTTGAAACCATATTCAGTATTTGAATTCCTAAAGTTATATTCATATATACTTAAATTACCACTACCAGTTGCAGTATCTTCATTGGCATCTTTAACTGGTACTGGGTCATAACCTGTCGTGTTATCAGTATTTACCACTGGGTCAGGTAAATTATATTTAATTGAAGCTAACTCTTCTGAACCAAGTATCAAATCCTTAATTTCGTATATGTCTTGATTTAATGGTGTATCAACGTCTTTAATTCTAACACCAGTAAATTGTGTTGTCATATGATTCGGTTTAATATTATGTGAAGTGTTAATTATCATATAACCACCTCGGAACATTGGTATATTATTTAGTTGAAAATACATCATAGGTTGTATCATTGGCATACCCATGGCGTCAACTTTAGCGCTATAACTTCTGGTTTGATATACATTAAATAGGTTCTGACCTTTAAAAGCTGGGTCATTTTTATCACCACTTTTACTTATCTTATCAATGATTACCAAAGATTCTTCAGTTTCAATAAACTCTCTCTGGTCCAAATTTAAGTCCTTAAAGTAGTTTTGATTTTGTTGTGCATAATTCACCTCAAAAATGGGTATTGCTCTTTGAAATTTCTCAGAATCTGGTGAACTATTAAGTATTTTACTTTTTATTGGTTTACCACATGGACTAAAATCTACACCATCATCAACGAAATCACTGTTATTACCTAAATCCAGACTTGTTGATGTCTGTCCAGCATAAACACAAACGAAAGATGGTCCATATGTCGTGTTTCCATCATTGGATACCATATCAATATATGATATCGGTCTAAAAATATCTTTAAGTCCTTTCTCAGTTTTAAAATTGATAAAAGTAGGTAACGGAATAAAATTAAAATTATTATTTGCTAGTATATTACTTATTAAATCAAAAAAACTTTGATTATAATTTTTAATTATCAAATCTGAAACAACAGTTGGGTTTATTATAAAATCATCACTTATATCAATAAAACCTTTATCTAAAAAACTAAATGAATCAAATAAATTATTATACGCACCAGAAACACCATTGTCTGAACATGGGTAGAACATTTTACCATCAATATTTTCAGAACCTAACCATTTATTATTTATAGCAGATAAATGTCGATAAATTTGTAATTTAATTAAATCATTTGATTTGCTTTGGAATATATTGTTTTTTATAGTGTCTTCATCTATCTTATTTTTACGATAATCGTCATAGATTCTTTTAAATTCTTCAACGAAAACCTCTAAGAATTTTTTAAATGTTGTTTTTGCAACTGTTATTGGTTTATATGTACCTGTTAGTTTACTATCATCGCGTTGACCTTGATAAAATGGTAGTGGTGATGCGTTAAGTATTGTTAACTGTTTACCAAATAATTTCATCATAGTATTATTAAATTGGGTGTTAAAATTAAACGTTAGGCTGTAATACCTACTTTCACCACCAATTACTGCTTTATTCGGGAAAATATATTTATAATTTTCATAATTAATAGGATTATTTTGATACCATGGATTGTCTATATTGACATTCGCAGTCATTGCAGAATAATTAACGGTAATAATTCCTTGCCAAGTTGTTAGGTCAGCCAAACCATTATCATTCGAAATATAGCCATCTGGAAAAACTTCTAAAATACTTCTTAAATACTTAAAACCAGAGTCGATTGAATTATTATTATTTGACCAGCTTATAAATGTTTGAATAAATTCATCTTTAATCTGTTTCGGTAAATTTAATAATGTTTTATCAACTTTTCGATATACACCACTTGGACTAAAAAACATTGCTGGTTTATCATCAGCATCAATTTCATCATCAGATAAATTAAAGAATAACTCATTTGGTTTTGGATATACAGTTATGCCAGGCACTAAATTTATGTTAACATTATTTGTTTTAGTTATTATAGGGTCGATATCATTTTGTTTATGATATTCATATCGCCATAATATACTACCAACCCAATAAACCCAAAGTGCTGGAGAATTAATAAATGCGGATGAACTAGTGAACATAGCCATGACACTACGATAATCTCCGATTGAGAAATTATTAAATAATGTATTTTCATTAAAATCATTTTCGGTACCATTTAACAAACCTTTTAATGGTAATGAATTCAAAAACATAAAAGCTTTAGCTAAATCAGGCTCTTCTGAGATTTCTTGTGCGTAATATAGAGGACTACCAAATAAACTAACATTCCTTAGATGACCTGAGCCACTACCAGTTTTAGCAAAACCAAAACTTACTTCTGTTAGTACATTGTTTTCAGTTTCAGTATCGGTTATTTGATTATTAACTATCTGTATATTACTACCTTCACTTTCAAATTCATATAATATAGGATTTTGTGGTACACCACCAACAACGTTAAGCGTATTTAACCCACTATATGTTGGATTTTTAGCCAATCTAGTACCGTAACGACTATCAGTATTTGAAAAAAACAATGGTGACATT